CAAAGATAAGATTAAACTTTGTGGTAGTAGATTCCAAACTCGTCAAATGAGACCAAGTTTTGTACAAATTACTACTGCTAATGCTGGAATGGTTGGAACCTTAAATTTGGTTAATCCACCTCTAGAATTCTATAAGAATGGAACAGTAACATTTGATCTTTCTGATTCTTCTCTGAAATATACTGTGGGTGTTACTGATTATCCTGCTTTTGAACTAAAATTATATACAGATTCCAATTATATTCACGAATATGATTCCAATGGATTGGAGACAACATTTGAGGTTGTTAGAAGTGGAACAGTTGGTGTTGATGGTAAATTAGTATTAACTGTCAATCAATATACTCCAAAAATACTTTATTATAACTTAGTTCCAACAACTTCTGACAATAACCCAGTAGTAAATAAAGAACTTGTATTAGATACTAAACTTGATGATAATAATACGATTTCAATTCGCACAAGTCGTTATCAAGGAAGATTTAATGTTTTAGCTAATACACCAAATACTTTCCAATATGATTTGGATAGGTATCCAGAAGAAGCTTCCTATACTGCTTCTGCAACAACTAAATTAACATACGAAACAACTTCAGAGACTGCATATGGTCCTATTGCTTATGTTGCACTTGCTGATAAAGGAAAGGGTTATACAAGACTTCCTGGTATTACCACAGTAACTACATCTTCTGGAAGTGGTGCAATTCTAGAAGCATCTAGTACATCAATTGGTGAACCAAAGACAACTGAAATAGACAATATTGGTTTTGATTATCCTTGCGACTTTACATTAAGACCACAATCAAAACTTCCTCAAATTATTAAAATTGAGGCACTATCTGGATTTAAATCTATTGGTATTACTTCTTATGGTAGAGGTTATAACCAACCACCAGCATTGGTAGTTCTTGATGGTGTTACTGGAGAGAAAATTGATGACGTTGATCTAATTTACAATTTATCCACTCCAGATGCACCTGGTTATGTTGATATTGTTAAAAACACTTATGGATTATCTAATGTAACTCCAAGAATTGTTCCTGTAGCAAACCCCAATGGAATTAGAGTTACAAATCTTGTTTATGATAACGTAACTGATACTGTTGCTGCAACATTAAAGGTTGCACATAGTTTAGAAGAAGAATTCCCACTAGAAATTGGTGATTTCGTTTTTGTAGAGAACTCTAGTGTTGGTGTTGGTTCAACAGGTACAGGATATGATTCACAGTACTATGGTTATAAGACTTTTGAAATAACCCAAGTTCATCAAAATTTAGGTAACGTTGGTATGGTTACATTCAGTATGAATGGTGCTGTTCCTTCTGGTGAAATACCTGGTAATTTTGATTCTGCATTATCTTCTGCGGTATTGATTAGAGAGCAAGATTTCCCACAATTTGCTCCAGTTCTAGTACCTAACAGGTTTAATGCAAATGAAACTCTTAGGTCTGAAACTAGTGTTGGCCCTGTACAAGGTGTTGCTTTTGAATATGATCCCGCAAGTAAGTGGTTGACCGTAGAGGCGGCTAGTGATTTTGAAGTTGGTAGATTGATTGAATCTTTAGAAACTGGTGCTAAAGGAAAGGTTTCTGAGATTGTTCTTACTTTCGATACAAACTTCCTATTAGATTACTATTCTATTGTTGATAATGGATGGGAGTATCAAACAGGATTCTTGAATAATATTTTACAGAGAGTTCATGATAATGAGTACTATCAAAGTTTTGCTTATGCAGTTAAATCTAGAGTTTTCTGGGATAAGTGGAAAGATATTGTTAATACATTAAATCATACTTCAGGATTTAGAAAATTCAGTCAATTACAAGTTGAATCTTCACTTCCACCTGAAGATGCAATGGGGATGTCAGTTGGTATTGCTGGTACTGTTACTGGAATTATCAATCTGCAGAAATCTAAGAATATGCATGAGACCGTCAATTTTGATTTGGTCACAGAGAATTTGAAGTCTAGAACTCCTGCAGAAGGTGATCTTTCTGACGAAATTACGTTTAAAAATCGTATTTTGATGGATTATGCAGAATCTATTGGTAATAGGGTTCTCAAAATAGATGATCTTTCACCATTATTCAGCAGTGAACCTAGATCAACACCTTGGTCCGAAATTGCTCGATATGATATTTCTAATAATAAAGAAAATAGATTCATCGTATTAGTAAAAGATAGATTATATACTGATGAAAGACAGATTATGATTGTTAATGCATTGTATGATCCTATTAGTGGAAAATCGATGCTTAACCAATATGCTTCGGTTGATACTGTTATCCAATTGGGTCAGATGGATACTGCTGTTGATGGTACTGATGCAGTTCTTCAATTCCACCCAGTTAAGTCTGAAAAGAACAATTATAACGTTGTAACTCTTTCATATAACTTAGATGAATTTGTTGGTGTGGCAACTACTGGTGCTCCAGGTGCTGCTTCTACAACAATTGGTAATGGTACTAGTGCATTGGTTAGTATTGGTGCATCTAATGTCCTAGGAACTGGTGGCCAGGAAGTTAAGATCTGTACTGTTGGTACTGCATCTACTACTGGAATTGCATTAACTGCTGGATCTATCAATTATGAGGGTGCAAGTGCATCGAAGTATCAGTTATTCAATCCAACATCTGCTAAGATTATTGTTTCTATTGCAACAAGTGAAGGTTCTGTAGAATATGATGAATTAAGTTTAATTTATCATCCAGGATCTGTTGGAGTTGGAACAACAGTAGAGTGGCATGAATATGGTCAATTAGCAATTCATAATAGAAGAGATAACCTATCAGCACAACCATTAGGAACTTTCCGTCCTTATTTTGTTGGTTATGGTCATACTGCTGCAATAGAAGTTGGTTATACTCCTAATGCTGGTATTCAGACTGCTTGGATTAATTCAGTTTGTATAGGAATATCATCTGATGGTGTAACTGGTGTAGGAACAACTTCATTGATGAATGCTGCTATGAATGCCAAGTCTACGACAATTGCAGCAGCTGCTTCTCCTAAGGCTATTGGTATTGGAAGTTATATTAATGATTATGATGGTGCATCAGTATTAGTTCAAATTAGAGATAAGACACGGGAAATATATGAATTCTGTGAAGTTGCAATGATTGATGATGACACAAATGTGTTTATGACTGAATATGGTAATTTACGTACTGGAATTGCTGCAACTTCTGGTATTGGTACAATTGGTGCTTGGAGAGATAATACCAATTGTAGATCAGAGTTACAATTCACTCCAACTCCAAATACTGCAGTTGAAGTTAAGACATTTATGCAGTTCTTGAAGATTGAGGAGGATAGAACGAAATCTAATACAATTGATCTTAATGGTGCTTCAATTAGAAGTAGTTGGGATGTTTATGGTGGAACTTTCTATGATCAAAGGACTGAATTTGATTTACTTCATGGTGGAAATCAAGTTTTTGAGAGAAATTTTGATGGATCAGATACTGATGTTGTAAGTCTAACAAATAATACAATTTCACTACCTAATCACTACTTTGTAACAGGTGAGGAAGTAACGTATTCAGTTCAAACCTCTGTTAGTTGTTCAAGTACTACTGGAATTGGTACTACAGGTGATCGTCTTGGAATTGGTGCTACATACTTCCCTGCTATTGGAACTCCTGGAATAGGTGCAACATTGACCTATGTACCAGAGTCAGTCTTTATTATTAAGGTTAATAATAGTGCTATTAAGTTAGCAAGAACTGCAGAAGATGCATTAAAGTCTATTGCTGTTCCTTTAGACCTTACATCTGTTGGTATTGGTTCTTCTCATAGTATTACAAGTAAGAGAGAGAATACTAGAGCTTTAATTTCTATTGATAATATAATCCAGTCTCCAATTGTAAATACGCAAGTTGCAGCTGCATTAACTGCTGATTTAAGTAAGAAAACTGATATACTTTATATTTCTGGTATAACTTCATTCTTTAGTGGGGATGATATTAGAATTGATCAGGAAATAATGAAGGTTGTTGCTGTTGGACCTGGTGCTGGTGGTACTGGTAATGTTAAGGTTCATCGTGATTGGATGGGTACTGATATTGCTTTCCACGGAGTCGGAGCTACTGTAACAAAACTTGTTGGTGATTATAATATTGTTAATAATAAACTCAATTTCTCCAACGCACCATTTGGTAGTCAACCTCCTACAGGAGTTTCAACAAGTCATCCAAATGAAAGGGATTGGATTGGAATTACAACAGGATCTAGTTTTAGTGGTAGAGTCTTTGTACGTTCTGGTCTTAAAGGTGGAAATCTTGATGCATATACCCAAAATTATGTCATTGATGATCTCTCCAATCAATTCGATGGTCAAAAGGGTACTAATGATGATCCATTTATTCTAAAAGTTGATGGTAGTAATGTTACTGGTATTGCGACAAACACTGGTATTGCTTTAATTAATGGTATATTACAACATCCAGGCGATTTAAGTGATTATACACTAAGTGAAGTTTCTGGAATTACTTCAATGACATTTACAGGAA